ATGCCCCGAACCCGCAAGCGACCTGCGCTCCGCCGTCGAAACATTCCGCTTGTAAACAAGCTCCTCAGCATCCGTCAGAGCCTTGAACGCCAGCTCCTCATAATGCTGCTCAATGAACTTGCTCTTAAGGATCTTCGCAAGATCATTCGGCGTGAACGTGAACGACATGTCATCAGGCATCTCCCAGGACATATCCGCCTTCCCGGCGAACGCCTTATCCGCAGCCTGCTGACGGATCGCCTGATCAGTCATCGCACTGATACCGTCCAGCGTGTTCGACACCGCACTGTCCGCAGGATCAGACAGCCGGTCCGGATCAGCATTCTGCGCCCGCACCGCATCATCCACCGCATCCCGCAGGCCATTCAGCGCACTCTCAACCCGCGCATCCCCGTCAATACCAAGAGCCTTCGTGATATCCGCATCACTGCCGAACATCTTCCCCACATACTCAGCATGCCCGTTCGCAGACTTCACCAGCTGAATACCGCACCGCTTATTCGCCGGACGGTCCACCAGGCTGATCTCAACCAGCTCACCGCCAGTGATCCGCCCCCCCGGAGCCATAGCATCCCGGACAATAGTAGGACGGGCAATCCCGACACTGTAAGCCCTCAGCGCACCGCGAGTGACCAGCGTCTTAGCAACCGGCTCGCACACCAGCCCCTTAACGAACGTTGCACCTGAGCTGTCAGTGTCAGCGGAAAGACCGATCCCGGCCGGGTCACGCTGCGCATTGTGCTGCACCCGGAGATTCGCCCCAGTGGAAAGCCATTCCTGAACAGCTTTCCCCATCCATTGCGGATCGACAATCTGATGGTCGCTGTCGAGACCGCCGTCGGATGCCTTACCGTAAACAATGACATCACCGTTCTGGTCAGTTTCCAGCTTCTCAATCGGGAAATTGACATAGGTGATTTCATTGTCACTGGTCAACGTGACGGCCATACGGCTCCCGTGGTTGTGTTAACATCTAGGTCTGCCCGACGCCCAAGTGGCGGTGCGGAGCAAGGTTCGGCAGGCTGGGCTCGGTGTGGTCTGGCAAGGTGCGGCAGGTCTGGCACGGTGAGGTCCGGCAAGGTCAGGAACGGCTAGTTCCGGTGCGGTACGGTGCGGCAGGTGTGGTTGCGCTCGGTAAGTCAGGGTGAGGCACGGCAGGTCTGGCATGGCGTGGCACGTTACAGCAAGGTTAGGTACGGCAGGTCCGTTGTGGTTCGGCTGGGCAACGTCCGGCAGGTCAGGCAGGGCTTGGTGAGGTTCGGAACGGTACGGTATGGCAGGTATCGTCAGGCAGGGTCAGGTAAGGTCCGAATACGGCACGGCAGGTATGGTCAGGCAAGGTTAGGTGCTGCAGGGTCGGGCAAGGCACGGAGAAAGGGCTACAGGGAAACCCGTAGCCCTTTCTTTATCGCCTAACGCTGCGGAATCTCACACACATCCGTCGAACAATACATTTCGCCTTCAGCCTCAGGCAAAGCTGCGTTCCGGTACAGCGAATCCCAGTCAACCGGCTTAATGTTCGCCCGCATCGCTTCCCATGCCTCACGGGAAACCCGCTGATAAGGCGCTTGCTTGTAAATGCCCTCAGCTGCCGGGAGGAATGACACCGATTTCAACTGCCCGTCGAAAGCTCGCAGGACAGCCGGGATTTCCTTCGCCTCATCCTCAGAGAACGTCAGAGTCACCGAAACTGAATTATCAGACCAGTTCCGCTGGCACAAAGCAGCCAGGCTGGCCTTCTCCCAGATGCTGACTTCCCTTTCCGGGCGCACATCCGGTCCCTCAACAGGGAAACTGACCACCATCGTCGTTTCCGGATCAGAAACAGAGGGTTCCACCGGATAACCCGCGTCCTGCATAGCCTTAACGAACGGGCTATTGGCAATGTCCCTGATAGTGCGGACGTAGAATCCGCGTTCCTTCGGCCAGTGCGCACCGGGAGTAACCCCGAAAAGCAGGGATACGGTACCGGACGGCTTGACCGTGGTGACCCGGATTGATTCACGGACCCCGAGCCATTCGGAATAGAGGCGGTCCCAGCGGCGAACCTCGTCATAGCCGGCTTCCTGCCACCGGCGAAGCTCAGTCCACCCGTTCTTCTCCGCGAACTGCGCAATTCCTGTCATTGAGGTGCCAATGCGCCGATTCCGGATCATTACTTCGTTTGTTTCCGGCCACTGCGTCATCAACAGAGTGACACTTTTCGCGTACAGGTAAGCGAATTTCAGTGTGCGCAGGTAATCCGCAAGATCCGTGCAGTTAGTCGGGAACGTCTCCACCAGCGTGCACAATTCCATGTGCTCCAGCGGCTGCTCACCGCACGGGTTAACACCCCGCACCCGGTAATCCCGGCCGTCCTTCGGATCAGACAACCGCCCGTAATTCTGGGCGATATCCTTCCAGAAAACACCCGGCTCGCCGTTCAAAGCGATCCGCTCAGCCAGATGACTGAGGTCGTCACCGCTGTGCGCGATCACGCTGTTGTTAGAGAGATGCCCCCAGCCGTCATGACCCATCCGGACTGGGTTCTTGTTCCAGTCTTTCAGGTCCAGGAAGTCGTCATCCTCCGACCTTCCCAAAGCGATCTGCGCGCTGCGCCGCACATTCGCGCTGACCACGCATTTCGCGGCCTGATTCATGATGTCAGTGATGTCAGCTGACGAAACCGTCTGCCCTGCACGCCCGGAGAACAGCTGCGCAATCTGACGGTGCAGCTTCTCCAGCGGAGCAGGCCCCGAAGCGATGCCGCCGAACGTCTTAATCGGTGCGCCAGCCGGGCGGATACGCGAGTAGTCGAACACCGGCATCCTGCCGCCAGCGAAGAACGCACGGAGAAGACAGGAAAGCGATTCGCACCAGCCTTCACGGCTGTCACCGATAGCGTGCGGGTAATGGCTTTCAGGATCTGTGATCGTGATCTTGTCAGCGCCGAGAGTGTCGAATCCGACGCCAATGCCCAGCATGCTCATCGACATCATCCGGCTGAAAGGCAGGTACGGATCGTCCGTAATGTTCTCAGTCGAGATAAAGGCGCAATTCTGGAGAGCTGAAGAGTCATGACGCTCATTGACTAGTCTCGTGCCCATCATCCACAGGCCGCGTCCCGGCGGTGACCACTTGCCTGCGAAGCAGCGCTCATATGCTTCCTGCGCCGACTGGGCAGCCTGCGCATCTGACCACGGCAGCTTGTACGTAAGAGCATGATCTTTCTGGGCGCTGTACATGCCTTCGATTACTCTGCGCAGCCCTTCCCAGAAGCGTTCCCGGGACCCGTCCGCCTTCGCCCTGGCGTATTTCGTCAACCAGCTATGTTCACCCAGCGTGTTCCCTGCCCCCGCATGGAACCCCCACGCGGGCTGCCGGGACCTGTACGCGTCAAAGAAGCTGTCATCAAGACGGAACGAGAGGTAGTCAAACTCTTCAGGCATCAGTCCTCCGCTGCCAGGTCCGGCCTCTCCCAGAGCGGAGAGAAGTCCAGCATACGAGGAGCCCACCCAGACTTCAACGGCATCACGTACCCGTACTTAGAGACAATGATGCCATGGTGCAGTTTTATTTCTAGCTTAGCGTCATCACATGCGTCAAGTAGCTGCGCAAGATTCGTCAAAAGCATCTGCGCCTGCTCATGCTTCTTACGGAACCGCTTCGGCTTCTTCCGCTTCCTCATCCCAGCCGACCTGGCCGGCTTGTGCCTGCCCATGTGACCCTCTCAGTGGTGGGACTCCTTCAGTTTCTCCCATTCTTCCAGGGCACGACGAGACGCCGCAATAACTTCAGGATGCACATGACGGCGAGGACCCCATTTCAGGTCTCCCGCAGCCCACCGCTTCACCGCCGCTATCGCCATCGCGATAGCCTTCGACTCATCCATCCCCTGATCACGCATCAATGCATGAGCAATATTCTCAATGTAATTCGGCAGTTTCTGCTTAACCGGCACCTTTTTACTGGGAGTGTGCCATAGCCCGTGAGGGCCAAGTTGATGCGGGGTTGCTTCCAGGCGGGGAGTCTCAGCGCTTTTCTCCACCTGCGCCTCCCAGTGGTCACACACGTAATCCGGGTCGATAAGACCCTCTACGAGGGTGCAGTGCGCGGATTCGAAATCCGGAGGCAGCATGCGGATCATGGAGCAAGAACCGCAGCGCTGGTCACCTTCGGATGGCCGGTAGTTGACAGCTTTCTTGTCAAGCTTGTCCATCACGGCCTCGTGTGCTAGAATGTCAACGGTACAACTAGGTGCGGCAGGTAAGGTCAGGCAAGGTCTCGCGGGGTATGGCACGGCAGGTACAGCACGGTGCGGCACAGTACGGCAGGGCACGGCAGGGCAGGTGAGGTAAGGAGCGGTGAGGACTCGCAAGGCAAGGCAGGTACGGTGAGGAATGGCATGGCACGTTCGGGTTTCGCTAGGTTAGGCAGGTTCGGTACCGCTTGTTAAGGCGGGGTCCGGCTGGGCATGGAAAGGTGCGGTTCGGCAGGCGAGGTGTGGCCTGGCGATGCAGGGTACGGACTGGTTAGGTCTGGTGCGGCAGGTTAGGTGGGGCGAGGCTGGGCGTGGCGTAGTTAGGCATGGCACGGCTGGGTTTGGCAGGTCCGGTTTGGCTGGGCAGGGTGAGGTCTCGTACGGCGCGGCAGGTTAGGTGCGGTTAGTTGAGGCTCGGCAGCGTCAGGTCGGGTAAGGCAGGTGCGGTCTGGTTCGTCATAGCGGGGCGTGGCGAGGTGCGGTTAGGTGCGGTGCGGTTAGGTGCGGCAGGCATGGCGGGGCTAGGTCAGGTATGGCCAGGCAGGGAGAGGTACGGCAGGCAAGGTGAGGCGGGGCATGGTGGGGTAGCGTACGGCAGGTGTGGCAAGGTGAGATAGGGCGGGGCGAGGTCAGGTCCGGCTTGGTCTGGTACAGCAGGTACGGCGAGGGGTTCTCCGGAGAGAGCCCCTCGCTTATTTCCCGGATTAAGCCACGGAAGTCAGAACCGCCGAACCCGTCCACGGGGAAGCGGTGCCGGAAAGATCGTTCGACACCAGCGTCCACACCCCCTGCGGAACACGATTGTCCAAAGCACTCACAGTGGTCGGCAGCGGGGTCGCGCCGGAACCCGCCACCGCGAACGTGGCATCCTGGCTCACAGTTGACGGTGCAGCATCAGCAACAGTAACAGTGAGAACCGAGCTGAGATCCGGGGCAGCCGCCGAGTCCGTTGACGTGTAGACAACAGTAGCGGTAATTGTGTCACCGGAATTGTAAACGGCCTTGTCGAAGTTGATGCTGGTAATGGAGAGCGCCATCCTATTTTCTCCTGATCTTGAAAGAAGCACGCCGTGCAGCGGCGTGCTTAGCATTCTCTGCAAATATTGTGACAGTGTGCTTTCTTGTCCTGCATCGCCGACGGAACCACTTGAATCTCATCATCATCATCTCCTCTTACACGTTTTTCGGGTCACTCCCTGAATGAATCTGCTTCGAATGAGTTTCTTCCGCTGCCTGCCGGTCGCGCGGGTCAATCATCCCGATATAGCACAAAACTGGCATGCCCAGTTTCTTGCGTGCCAGAGCCCGGTGATGCCCGTCAATCAGGATCGCCTTCGGTGAATCATTATCCTGAATTGCAACCGACGGAGCGACATGCCCGGAATGCGCAGTGATCAGCTTAGCGAACTGGCCGACCTTCTCCGGCTGATGTGACGCCGCCCATGATTCAACATCATCAGAGTCAATCCGGTCCCATGGAATGTTGACAGGACCGACCCAGCGGGCTCGCTTAACCCATTGGATAGCCTCAGGCGGGAAATTCCTCGCCATCTGGTTGTAAATGATTTCCGAATGAACCGGGTTCGGGTCACTGTAATCAGACGGACCGCCACGGCCCTTATTTTCCCCCGGCCGACGGAAAGCATTACCCTGCGAAGTCAGGATAGGAACAGAATCTTCTGGATCATAAGGCTCTTCCGGATGAGGTGAGTGCGGCTCGTCCCCCTCCGGGGTTTCGGCCGGGATGGAACCCGTAACCAGTCGCATTCCCAGCTGAGGGATGTCCCCTAGCTTGGGAGGCTGCATCCCTTTCGGAATGCCTGCCACTGGCGACTCCGGCCCGCCGTTTTCTGTTTCCGGGTAAAGCTGCCCGCCCTGATCCGGAAACCTGCTCGCCGGGGAATTCGGCTTGCGTTTGCGGGGGTATTCCTCGTCTTCATCACCGCGCGGGTAAATGCGGGTTTCGCCTACAGTGTCTGACATGTCATGCCAGCCGGGGGGTTCCGAAGCGCCCATTTCGCCGTCAGCCTGGCCGTAATGCGGATCGTCGGTGCCGTCTGCGCGATGCGGGTAAGGCCACCGTGAACCTGTCGCCTGCAATTCCTGCCCGGCAGGAGTCAAGAACAGTTCCTCGCCGTTTTCATTTACCATCCGCTGGAGTGCTTTGGTGACATGATCGCGGAGGCGGATGCTTTGATCCCAGTCTTCCCGGAATTTCGGCGTCAGATCAAGATCGTCAACTTCTTTGCGGCGGAACCAGCCGGTGCCGCGTGTTTCATCCGGGGTGGAACCGTTCAGCTTCGGGTTGAAGTACCCCACATCGCACAGGTAAAGGTAGGCGGTTTTCCCGTCATCTTCCTCATGATGGAATGTGGCCACGCAATGGAAATACGGGAGATCGCCGATTTCCTCAGTGGTTTCCCGCATTGCCGCATCCCACGGGTCCTCGCCAATATGCGCGGTGCCGCCTGGCATTCCCCAGCTGCCGTCATCCCGCTGCTGAAGCAGGAAACGGTATTTCTGGTCTTCGTCTCGTGCGCGCAATAGCAGCCAGCAGACCCGGCTTTCATCTTCCGGGTGCTCATGCGGACGGTAATCATCATGCTTCCCCAGATGCCCCTGCGGAGGCACAACATTAACTCCGGCGGGGGCGGGGACGCACCGGCAGTTCGGGTGGAACGGGCCGCCGAGACCGCCGCCACGGTAAATGCTGTCCAAAGGAACAACACCCTCATCAGCGGCCTTCTCGCAAATGTCGCAGCAGTCCTCCGGTGACATAAGGAGATGCTTATAGGCAACGCCGTGATCCCGGTACGCGGTGAGAGCACCCGCATTCATTGCCCGTGCATCCTCAGTGCGGGCGATTGTTTCCGACCTGCTCTTGATGTTTTTCAGGCCGGTTCTGCTGATTTCTTCCAGCCAGTGCGCACCCTCAGACCCGATAAACGCATCCAGTTCCATGCCCACGTATTTCTCACTGAAATCCGCTGGGGTGCCAGTGGCAAGTGACTTCCCGGCTGCGTAACCGAGATGCCATGCCTCATCCCACAAAGGCTGCAATGTCAGCATCAGTGATTTATGTGCCTCATCGGAGATCAGCCCGTTCAGGGTGCTCGCGGAGACGAACATCTGGTCCACGGACTTCCTGCGGAGATCATCCCCGCGTGTCTCCGCCTTCATCAGCGCATCCTTGACCAGGTTCTGGTATGCGCCGACAAGGCCGAGGTCCCGTTCCCAGCCGGGCCACTGAACATCCGTCTTGGTAATCTCCGGGATATGGAAACTTTCAATTTCGCTTTCGGCGGCCAGGCAGAGGTCAGCAGCCCGGTCAATGGCGACATCAAGGAGGACGCCCTTGGCGATGTCCTCAGCGACGACAGCGAGAACACCCTCGCTGATGTGGACCGGCTCCCAGGTGCTGATCAGCCGGCCCTTTCGGATGTGCCTCCGGAGAGCGTCTAGTTCTGATCCGACAGCTTTCTTCCGGGACCCCGCCACACTCGACCGGGATGTAGTGCCCCCGGTCCTCGGGGTGGACGACTGGATAGCGCCCAAGGCTGCCGCATGCCCGGGGGTGACCGGCTCCCGGTGCGGGGAAATCGGCGCAGGATGCGAGCCGTTCGGTTTCGTCTGCCCGCCGGCTCGCACTGACGGCTGGTTCGTCCTCGTCCGTGATGAAGCGGACCGCTGACCCCCGTTGGTGCCCTGGCTGCGGTTCTTCGGCTTAGACGACGAGGATGTATTCCCCTGAGCGCCTTGCAGCGCTGCCATGATGAGCTGCGGTGCCATGCTGAACGGGATCGGACCCTGCGCAGTGAACACCACCGGCTCGCCGGTCTCCTGAAGACCCCAGGGTGCCAGGTCAAGACGGTCACGGACCTCATCGATCGATGCGATGCCGTTCTGCACCTGCTGCACGCCCAGCTCAGTGATCGCCTGCTTGTCCTCGTCGTTCGCGAGACCCTCGAACTGGAACCGCATGTCATGCTGACCGCAGATGTCCTGCAGGATGTAATCGAAAATGTTCGAGATCCAGTGCAGCAGCGGACGAGTTGACTTCCGTGACTTCACATCACGGGACTCCTGCCCCGCAAACCGGATCGCTGACGCAGACGGACCCTGGTTCGTTTCCCCGACACTCGGGATGATCCCGATCTCCATCGGGGACACATCGAACGCCATGCACACCTGGGACATCACCAGCTGGTCGAAGCTGTCTGACAGGTCCACTGGCCGCTGCGGTTCCACCTTCGACCCTGGCGGCAGCACGATCACCTTCATGTGATACGCCGGGTCCCCTGCGATGCCGTTCAGCGCATCCTGAAGTTCCTTGATCTGCGTCGGGGTAATATTCGGGTCGCCAGGGGAAATGTAAACTGCCGGGACAGTGCCTTCAGTGAAGTAGTCCAGCTGGAATTCCTGCTTCTGGAGCCCGGAAATGATAGGCAGCAGCGCACGTTCCACCGGGGGGAACCCGTAGGGGGATTCCCTTGTCGGCCAGTACGGGGCGTACAGCATGATGTCGCTGGGGAACTCGCCAACCTGTGATCCGGTAAGTCCGTGATCGTCAATGTCGGAGCCGCGCATGATCGTCAGGTAATCCGACCGGGGTACCCCGTACAGGTACTGCTGGTATGCGGGTGCAGGCGGGGCGGGAATGTCACCGTGCATGTCGACCAGCGGGCGGATTGTCGGTCCCGACACCAGCCGCAGGCTTTCCAGGTTGCTGCCGAGCAGCCCCCGGCCGCCCATCCCGAACTTCGCCCCGTACTTCGGGCGGAAAATCAGCGTCAAAGCATCATAAACAAAGATCTCTTCAAGCATTGCGTTGAGGAACGAACCGAAATTCCAGAATCCGGGATCAGGGCGCTTGAAGAACTTCGTTGCTTCCGCAGCGCGTTCCCCGAAATCCTTCATCATCGCATGATTGTTCTGGTACGCCTTCGCAGCATGCTTCGTCAGCGTAATTTCCCATTCAAGCCCACGGATTTCCTGCTGCCGCAGGTCAATGCACGCACGGGCCACCGAATACCGCTGGGAAAGCACCCGCAGCTGGTCAAACGACGCCAGCTTGAGACCTTCAGTGCCAGGCGGGGTGGGAAGGTTCCAGCCGACCCGGTACTGCCAGTACCTGGGGTCGGCGTACATTCCGCCGGGCGGCGGCTCGTCAACGGGAACCGGCTGGATCGGGCTCATAGGCCCGAAAGCACCGTCAGTGAACGTGCTGGAGGGACGCGGATGGAATGGCCCGTACGTGTTCCGGTACGGGTTGTTCAGGTACATTTCCGCTGCAGCAGGACTGACACGGCCCATGCCTGACCCCTGGGGGGCCATCGTCGGCCGGCCTCCGGGGATGGCCTTCAGGGCAGCGGCAGTTGCCGTCTTCACCATCTACCGCCTCACTGTCACATGATCCCCAGCGTGCCGACAACCAGCACGGGAACCTCAGGATTGTCCGTGATCTTCATGTACATGGTGTAACTGCCTGATGTCAGTGCAGTAGCCCCGGTCGGGCCGACCAGCACCCGTGCGTTATACGGGTAAATGATGCTAGTCGGCACTGTTTCCCAGGAACCGCTCACCCAGTCGGAAACCCCCGGCACCTGCGTGGGTGTCGGCATGAAAGCGAACTGGACAGTATCACTCGTCGGATTGTAAGTGCTGCCTGCTGTTGTCGCCGCGATAGGCACGAGAACGTATTCGGTGGAAAGATGAGATATTTCGAGATCAGCGAATCCCACAGTCCACTCCGTCCATATCGGATCGCTGACAGCCCACCGCAATGCGATGCTGCCCGCAGTCCATTCGAATATCATCGCAGCTTCCAGCGGTTCGTGATGCTCCCCGTAACCCACCTGAACCCGGCAATGCCCGTCTTGAACAAGACACGCAATGTCGCCTGAATGATCCTGGCTGAGGCAGTTCCCTGTGCTGCCACCGCAGCGGTCAGCTGCCGGGAGTAAAGCCGTCCCGCTGTGTAGAAAGACGTCGCTGCCGCTGATCCGGCCAGCCGCATCCTCACATTGCGTATCACTGACGCATATGCGGCTGCGGTCGCTTTCTGCGTCACCCGGACAGACCGGGACACAGTGCCTGTCGCAGCTGCGGTAGCCGTGAGCAGCATCAGCCGCAGTTTCGACAGTGACACTGATGAGATGGCCGCTGTGACCGCAGTGACCTGGCGGGAGATAGCCCGGGGCAGCTGGGATACCGCAGCGGCTGTCGCCTGGACAGTGCGCAGTACCGTCATCTGCACCGAAGCGGACACTGCTGTGATAGCGGTGATCAGCGGGGAAACCCGCCTGGTCACCGTCGCATTAGCTGCTGCTGTTGCCGCGAGGAGGATCTGGCGGAACTTCGCGATGCCCGTGCTCGCGGTGACAGCAACTGTCGCGGGAAGCTGCCGGGTAAGCGCCCGCTGCACCTGAGCCAGAACCGCAGCGGCAGCTGCAAGCTGACGGGTCACCTGACGCTGCACCGATCCGGTTGCCGCAGTGACCGCCGCCATAACAGGTTTCGCCTGCCTGATCACAGCGGCAGTGACCGCAACCTGGGCGGCGAGGACAAGCAGTTTCAGCTTGCTGGCCGTCTCAGAACCCAGCACAGCCAGCTGGGCAGCCAGCGAACGGGTCATGCTGCGGATCAGCGTGGCAACAGCAGCTGACCGGACGCTCAGCGTCAGCGCTACACTGCGTCCCAGTGTCCCTGTTGCTGCGGCGAACGCTGCCAGCGGTTTCCCGGCCCGGTTCACGATCGATCCGGTTATCGCGGCGGTTGCGAGCAGCAGCCTGATGACAGTCACCGTCACCGCAGCCTTCACCGCTGTCGTGACAGCAAGTGTCCTGGTCAGTGCGAACCCTGACACTGCCTTGACAGCAGCGGTAGCGGCAATTGTTCTCTGCACCAGCCGTGAGGTGCTGCCTGTCGCAGCGGTGACAGCAGTATTATGCTGGCCGATCTGAACCTGCTGCGTGCCCGTTGTTGCGACGGTGGAGGCAAGCAGCTGGGGGTACTGGACGCTGCTGGAAGTAGCGGTGGGAACAGTAGGTTTCCTGGTATGCCTGAACCGTGCCCGCCACGCCTCCCCCGGATACGCCAGCGAATACCAGGGTGTGACGGTGGTGCCAGCGGGAAGCTTGAACGCGACAAGGATCAGGAACCACTCAGCGGCGGTGCCCGTGATCGAGTACTGGCCGGATTCAGTGCCGGCTGTCGAGTTCTTCCAGGCAACCTGAAGGTCAGTGTTGCTGTTGCTGTTGATGCCGTTGGAGTCGCCAGTGTAACCCGACGGGACCGTCCAGGTCAGCGGGCCGCCGTCATCCCCGTACACATAGACGAGGTACTCGTTGGAGGCGGTACTGGAATACGTCGGCGGGCCGATCGACCCGGTGGTGGTGTTAGTGAGAGTGCCCGCCGTGCCGTCAACCATCGCCGTGGTATTGCCGGGAAGCAGCCCGGACACTTCCTGGATGAGGATCGCCGTATCAGGGGTGCTCGCCGCCCAGGTCACGGTGATCGTCGGGGTGGTGCCTACATCACCGGCAGGGGTGTCCATCGCATACAGGAAAGCGCTGGCTACCACACCGCTGACCTTCGACGCAATCAGCGTCGCATTGTTCCCGGCACCGTCCTTGACGCTGTTGACCGTCGTGTTGCCGGACAGGACAAACGCGATGATGATTTTCGTGCCGGACGAAACATTAGACCCGAACGTGGCGGAAGTAGTAGTGCCGCCGGCCTGGGCATGTGATGCTGACTGGAGAACCGACCAGGCCACTGTCAGCCTCCTTCAGGAGGAAACCCCCTCAGCTGAGCGGTCCGATAACGACACGCTGGCTCGTGGCGAAGTTATAAGGAAGAGTGTAAGTGCCCAGCCCGCCGCCGCCGTAAAGCACATTCAGCTCATGTGCATCCGCGAAAGCATTCAAGATAGCCTGCGCTGACGTGGCATCCAGCGAAATAGGTGCCGCTTCCAGGTCAGTAGCAGAATAAGCGGCCAGCCACTGGTAGAAGTTCTCGCAGTCCGCCAGCGCATGCCGCAAAGCGGAAAGCTTCGCCTGTGCATTATTGACAACATAAGCCTGGGTGATGCCGGCCGGGAACCCGATGGCCATGTTTCTCCTAGTTCAATCCGAAGACAAGGAACTGGTCGCACTGAAGCTGAGTGGAAGCCGGGCCGGTGCCGAACGTCGCGTACAGCTCAAGGTAAAGGCTGACAGACGGGTTGACGCTGATCGCGGTGGCGCTGCCCACCATGAACGCGGAAACGCCGGTGGTCGCCGCGTTGTTGCCC